AACACCTGAGGAAAACGAGGAATTTAACCGTATTGAGGTTGAATCAAACGTCCGCAAAATGGCGGTAAATGCTGCTTTACAAAAACTGCATGATGTAAATGAAGAACTCGGTTTATATAAAGGTGTTTATCCATTAACTGACGATGAATTGAAAGCCTTAAATGACATATGAAGAAAAGAAACAAGCATGGTGGGAATGGCACAAAGAAAACCCTAAAGTTTGGGAATACTTTGAAAGATTTTCGTTAGAAGTTGTCAAAATGAGACGTAAAAAGGTTAGCCATTGGTTAATCATAAATAGGATTCGGTGGGAGGTTTATATGGAAACCACCGGAGAGTTTAAAATATCAAATGATTACATCGCCTTTTACGCTCGATTATGGAAGGCTAAATACCCACAATATGCCGATCTGTTTAACACAAAGAAAATGATAGGCGAAACAGAATATGAACGGATGATACAAAAGACCAAAAACCATCTAATCGCCAAAAAAGATGTGGTTGAAATATGAAATTCCCAAAGCACCAATACATCCGCAGTCAGGAGCTACTTAGAAACGCCAGGGAATTACCCTGCCAACATTGTGGCGCTGATGACGGGACTGTGGTGGCTGCTCACTCAAATTGGGGTGCAGGCAAAGGAAGATCGATTAAATGTGATGACAACCACATCGCCTCGTTATGTTTTACATGTCACGCAGAAATAGACCAAGGGAAAACCCTAACCAAGAAACAACGCCAAGAGTTATGGTTTGAAGCGCACTTGAAAACAGTCATTAAACTGGTTGGCTTAGGTTTATGGCCTAAAGACGTACCGTTGCCATGAAAAAGACACTTCAATTGATGCTCTTTGAGGAGCAAGTTTATTTCAGTCTGTTCAAAATGTGGGATTGTGTAGACAATTGGGACTTTGAGGGAGCGATGTATTTCCAATTGCTTTATCTTAGTTACAAGTCACAATTACGCAAGCGCTTGAGCAAAAAAACCTTTGTTCAGCGCATGGAATTAGCCCAGATCGCATTATTTGGTCACACATTAGACGGAAACCCAAAGGATTATTAAATGATTACCAAAAAACCCGATGGTTGGTACAACGGCAAAAATGGCCCATTTGTTAGCCATGTCCGAGCCTTAAACGCAATAAACGAAAACATCAATGAAAAGCGTGAAAAAGGTTTGGTCATCGCCATCGACTATCACGACACTTACGAAGCAGACCCAAAGCTGTGGGATTGCATCATCAATCTCTTTTGGTTACGCAAGGACGAAGTGATTTGCATCAGTAGAAACCACAAGGGTGACAAACAGGAAATCTACGACACCATCGGCAAAGTGATTGGAAAGAAAAATGTCTACATCACAAACGGAGAAGGTAAACAAGAATGGTGCAAACAGAATAATGTAAAAGTAGACATCTGGATTGACGACAACCCACAACACATAACAGAGCATGAGTGATGCCAACCGCGCCTCATAACACCAAATGCGCGAGTTTGGGTTGCAAACAACAACGATCAAGATTAAGCACATATTGCTTAGATCATGGCGGCAGAGACACATACGTTGGGAAAATTACGCATGAACGTAAAGAAATTAACGCAATGTACGATCAACCCTTTTGGAAGAAATTTCGTAAGGCGCAATTGAGCAGACAACCATTGTGCCAAGCGTGTTTATGTCAAGGACACATTAGTCCAGCCAACCAAATAGACCATTTGTTTGCATGGCGAGCATTAAACAAAGAAGCCTTTTACAACAATATATTTCAAAGCTTATGCGTTGAGCACCACAGTCACAAAACAGGTCTTGAACACAAAGGGATATATAGACATTACAATGTCAAAGACGGAATAAAGGATTACAACATCGGAGATTATGGATACGCAATGATGCACCTAAATGGTGCCGACACATTGTGTGGCGATTCACTCGAGCCATAAACTTAAAAAAATGTCATGTGTTTACAATCAAGCGCGGTTAGGAATTTACCGCAAAACGAGTTGACAAGGTGGGAGGGTCAATTTACATTCCCCAAAACAGCAAAGGACATCATATGGAAATCATCCAAAAAAAAATAGATCAATTAATCCCGTACGCAAGAAACGCTCGGACTCATTCTGATGAGCAAGTGGCTCAAATTGCCGCCAGTATTCGAGAATTTGGCTGGACAAACCCCATATTGATTGATGGCAAAAACGGAATTATTGCTGGTCATGGTCGATTGGCTGCGGCGCGAAAATTAGGATTAGATGAAATTCCCGTAATTGAACTCCAGCATTTATCTGAAACGCAAAAAAAAGCATTGATTCTGGCTGACAACAAATTAGCATTAAATTCCGGTTGGGATAATGAAATGTTGGCTTTGGAATTAAAGGAATTGGATTTTGATGGGTTTGATTTAGACCTTATCGGTTTTGATGCTGTCGAATTAGGTAAATTGTTTGATGAACAAGAAAAGGAAGATGAATTAAAAAGCGAAACATATAACGAGATTTTCAACATCATTATTGAATGTGAAAATGAAGAAGAACAAGAAAAAATCTTTAATCGTTTGGATTTGGAGGGCTACAAATGCCGAGTTCAAAGTTTGTAATTAAATCAAAAACTTCGGATTCTTTTAAAGCCAACAAAGTAAAATCCATGTTTGATTGCGACATGGAAGTGGTCAAAAAAGAATTTAACGTAAATATACCAATTGAAAATACAAAATGGAATGTTGGTTTAATTGTTGGCGCTTCAGGCACTGGTAAAACAACAATCGCAAAAAATGTTTTTAAAGATTTTAGATTCTTTGATGGTTTTGAATGGGTAGGAAAATCAATTATTGATGATTTTGGAAATGAACATTCAGCAAAAGAAATAACTGAAATATTATCCAAAGTTGGATTTGCTTCTCCTCCTGATTGGTTGAAACCTTTTAATGTTTTATCCAATGGTCAAAAAATGAGAGCTGAATTGGCACGATTGATCTTAGATTCAAACGAGCCTTTTATTTATGATGAATTTACATCTGTTGTTGATCGACAAGTTGCTTGCATTGGTTCTGCGGCAATTCAAAAATTTATTCGCAAACAAGATAAACAATTTATTGCTTTAAGTTGTCACTATGACATTGAAGAATGGCTTGAGCCTGATTGGGTGTTTGATTGCAACACAATGCAATTTCGCAGGGGGTTACTTCGGCGACCAGAAATCAAATGTCAAATCAGAAAAGCAGATCAATCCGAATGGCGGCAATTTATGGACTTTCATTATTTGAGTCATGACCACAACAATGCGGCGCATAAATATGTTTGCCAAATTGGAAACGAATCGGTTGCTTGGTGTTCAGTTTTACATTTCCCGCATCCGCATGTAAAAAACATGAAACGGATTCATCGGATAGTTGTCAAGCCTGATTATCAAGGAATCGGTCTTGGAACAAAATTAATGTCCGAGATTGCTAAAAAATACAAAAAAGAAAAAATGAGGGTTTCGCTGGTTACAAGTTCACCCGCTTTTATTCATGGGTTACAACAATCCAAAAATTGGATTATGACTAGGAAACCATCGCGTTTATCCAATATAGCAAAAACAGGCGCGTTGGCTGGAACAACATCGGACGCAAGATTAACCGCTACTTTTGAATTTTCCAATGGCTAACAATAAATTGCCGCCTGAAATACATTTGATTCATGGTTCTAAAGGCATGAATCCTGGTGTTTTGCTGCCTGAAAATGTAAAAGCAAGAATTCCATTTGCTGAATGGGCAGACAAACCTGAATTGTTTAGCAAAGAAAAATTCGTAAAAGAAACAGCGGATTATTTGTTTGATGTATACGGAATTGGCTCAGATCAAGATCGACATGCTTTGATGATGTTGGCAGATCAATTACAAATTTACATTGATGCCAGGACGCAACAAGCAAAACATCCGTTGGTTGTCAAAATCAATGCCGGCAAAACATTTGCCCCAAATCCTTATATTGCATTGGCTAACAAAGCAATGGAAAACACTATTAAATTGATGAACGAGATGGGGTTAACCCCTAAGAGTAGATTAAGTTCTGGAAAATCCGATGAAGATGGATTTATCAATGAATTGTTTAAAGGTCCTAAATCCGCATGATTTGGCAAGATGGTGTCCTGTACGCAATACAAGTTGCTAAAGGCGAAATAAACGTCTGTAATGATGTTAGGTTAACCTGTCAGCGTTTCATCAATCAATACGAAAACAAAGATTGGGAATGGGTATTTGACGAAGATTATCCGCAACACGTTTTAAATTTTGCATCCGTTTTACGTCACACAAAAGGACCGGATGCCGGTAAATCGATTGTTTTGGAACCATTCCAAATTTTCTTAATATGTGCTGTTTACGGTTTTAGAAGCAAAAAAAATCGCAACAAACGCATGGTCACGGATGTGATCTTATTTATTCCTCGCAAAGCGGGCAAATCAACTTTAACGGCAATTGTGGCGTTATATGAATTGCAATTTGGAGACGCTGGTGCTGAAGTATTTACATTGGCGACAAACCGTGAACAAGCCACCATTGTGTTTGATTCTTCCAAAGGATTCATTGAAAACATGCCAAATCAATTGGCAAACACATTTATTCAATCCAAATATGAAATCAAAAAAACTGGCGATTCACAATCAATGTTCAAAGCATTGAGTCGAGACACAAAGAAAACAGGCGATGGTAAAAACCCTAGTTGCGTCATTGTTGACGAGGCAGCGCAAATTGTAGATCGGAACAGCATCGAGGTTTTACATTCGGGTATGGTTGCCCGTCAAAACCCGTTACGCATTTACATTACAACGGCTAGTTTTACCAAAGACACAAAATTTTATGAAGATTTTTCCATGTATCAATCCATGATACACGGAGAAGCGCAAGACAATCCCAAATGGTTTGGTTTGTTATACACATTGGATGTTAAAGATGATTGGCGAGACCCTGATGTATGGGCAAAAGCCAACCCAATGCACGGTATATCTGTTTTTGAGGACGCAATTAAACAACGAGCAGAAGAAGCCAAACATAAACCTGCGGCGCTTAATGAATTTTTATGCAAAACACTAAACATTTTTGTTAGCGCAAATTCTGCTTGGTTAGACAGGAATTATTGGGATGAAGCAGAATCAATTAACGATAAACGCGAACCGGAAGCAACTTTTATTGGATTTGATTTGGCGGCAACCCGAGATTTAAACGCTGTATGCACATTGAAACGCTATGGTGAATTGGATTATAGGGCGCAATTTAAATTCTTCTTGCCAGAAGAAGGCTACAAATTAATTCCAAAACATTACGCTGATATTTTTAGAATGGCTGTTCAAAGCGGCATTTTAAAAATTACGGAAGGAAACGTAATGGATGATCGCGAGATTTCGGAATACATCAAAGAACAATGCACCCGATATGATGTCAAAGAAGTGGGTTATGACGCATATAACGCTGCAAGTTTGGTCGCTAGGTTGCACGATGCTGGCATTCCAGTAAAAAAAGTTGGTCAAGGTATGGGAGTTCTATCGAATCCATCCAAATACGTTGAAAAATTGATATTAAACAAACAAATAAAACACGATGGAAACCCATTTGTTGGTTGGCAATTGGGTAACTGTGAAGTGTATGAAGACGTCAACGGCAACATAAAAGTGCGTAAAAATGAGGCAGATAAGGCAGCAAAAGTCGATGGAATCATTGCCATGATTATTGCGGCGCATTGCAGTCTGGACAACCCGTTTGCTTCAAGTTCGTTTGGTTTCAGATCGTTTTGATGGTAATATTCCGCAAAACCGGAGCAAAACATGGGAATTCTGGATATTTTCAAAGGCAAGAAAGACGTTAAAAAAGAGTCAAATACCCTCTTTGGTCAGACGCAATTGGGTAACCAGATCGTTCGCCAATCACAGGGTGGACAACAAGGCTCGGCTTTTCAACTTTTATATGTCACAACGTCCAGCGTCACAAACGCAGGGCGCATTGTGGACATGTCGGTGCTTTCACGAAACAGCACCATCATGTCATGTGTGGGTGTTAAGGCTCGTGCCTTGGCGCAGTGTTCTCTGTCCATTATGTACAAGACAGATGACGGGACATTTGAGGATGTTTTAAAGTCTGATAAGGCGGGAACACGGGACAAAACAAAGGCAAAGCAGGTTCTTAACCTTCTACAAGAGCCTAATAATTTCCAAAATCAGTACGAATTTTGGTATCAATGGGTGATGTGGCACGAATTGGCGGGTGAAACCTTCACCTTGTTATTGCGTAAAGATAACAAAGACGCAATGCAAACGCCGATTGAGATGTACAACTTGGACGCTACGCTCATCACCGTTCAAATGACACCTTTAAGGTATCCAACTTATCGGATGTCTACCCCAACCTACGGGTTTAACAAAGACGAACCACTGGCAGCGCATCAAGTTATCCATATCACCGAAGCCCCGTGGCAAGGTTCAGCAGGTTTTAACAAAGGTATCTTGGCAACTGAGTTGGTAGCCTTGGACACCGACATTGACCTGTATGCAAACTACGTCATGCAAAACGGCGCTAAACCCTCTGGGTTGTTTAAAACCGATCAAGTCATCCCAGATGCTAAATACAAGGAAATCGCCGCACGATTAAAAGAAGCGTGGGCAAGCATGACGGGTTCTAAGCCTACTGACCAGAGTAAGCCTGGACAAGGGATGCTCTTAGATCAGGGCATGACGTTTGAGACTGTCAAAATGCTGACGCTCCAAGACGCTGATGCTGCCAAGCTGAAAGAACAAACCACCAACCGGATTTGTGCTTTATTCGGTGTACCGCCTCAGATGCTAGGTTTAGCCTCGGGCAAGTTTAATAATACTCAGACGCTTTTGGATGAGTTTTATAAAACCAGTATGTACCCGATGATTATTAACATCGAGCAGAAGTTTAAACAGCAACTCCTTAAGGGTTATCCTAACCTTTCAATCCGGTTTGACACTAAGGATTTTCTCAAAGGCGCAGCATTAGACCAGATGAATTTTGTCACCGCAGGTGTAGCGGCGGGTATTTTTACGCCAAACGAGGCGCGTGAATATTTAAATGTGCCTAAAATTGATGGCGCAGATAAACTCTTAAACACCGACCCAAGCGCGATTTCCTCGGATAATATCCCTGTTGGCACAAAAACCGCCAAGATTATCCCAGGCACATCCCCGCAAGACACGGGTGGCGGCGGTGGTAATCAGACCCGCAAAATGAATATCGGCAAATGAACTTGTACAGAAAAATTGCGGCATTGCAATTGATTAAAAGCAATGTTAAAGTGCCGGTGGTGGACGATATGCTTACAATACAAGA